TGAAGCAAAGAACGACTTGACTGCGACAATGGCGGTTGTCATTGCCGCGCTAAAACCGCCCGTAGCGATTGTGGTGGCGATTGTCGAGGCGGCCAGCGCCTTCCAGCCGACAATCAGCAGCGGGACGAGGATCAAGGTTGCCTTGATTGTGCCGTTCAACTTGCCAAACCATTCCACCATCGGCTTCAGCACAGACACCAGACCCGTCATAATCGGGGCAAGCAACGCCCCCAACGATTCCAGCATATCACCCCAAGCGTTCTGAAACTGCTTAAGCTGACCGCCTGTAGTCTTGGCGGCGGCTTCGGCGAGGCTAAAGCTTTGCGTTCCGATTTCCAGGACTTTGTTGAACTTCTCCTGCGCAGACATTCCCTCATCCAAGACAATGCCATAGCGGGATAGTGTGGCTGTGTTTCCGGCGGCGGCTTTACCCACATTGAGAAACGCTGTTTGCAAGTCCATGTTATAGGCGGCAGCCAGGCCGATAGCGGCTTTCTGTGCGGCGGGTAGCTGGTCTTGGGCGATGTGGCCAATGTTCTGCATCAATGCAGTTGCGGACATTATCGCCTCATCACCATAGATCGTTTGCTTCTGAAGTGCGGCGGCGTTTTCCTCAAGTGCCTTGCTGAATTGATCAGAATAAACCCCGGTCATTCGCAAAGACGCATTAAGATCCGCAACCGCCTGCTCCTGAACAATTATGGCGCTGGATATTGCCTTGACAGATTTTACCACAGCATAAATGCCAATGAACTGTCCCATCATTGACTTGATCTGCGAGCCAACCCCGGAGACAGATTTGCCTAACCCGGTCAACTGACCTTTAGCTGCCTCCGCTCCGTCAACCGTGACCCTGAGTTTATATTCGCCAGTAGCCATTATTTAGCCTTTATCTTTTCGCTCTCAAGCGAGTTGAATTTGTTCGCACAGGCCGACATGAGACTGGAGAACCAAGCGGGTTGATCTTCCCAAGTGCCAGCAAGGGGATAGCCAGGCACGATCTTTTGCTCCGAGTGCCAGCGCATTATGTATCTGGATAGCGGCGATATTACAGGCATAGAATCCCCTTTTTTGCAGGTTTGGTTATAGGTGCAATCGGCACAGACAAACGTTCGCAAGTTTTGCATCCAAAAGCGGTCGGTGGAATCTGTGTTGTGGAAAACAAACTCCACCGCCTTCATTAGTTTTTTTCGGTGTCCTCAATGATCTCGGACAGGCTGTTCTCGTGTTCCTGGATCGCTTGGAGCAGATGATCCCGGACAGGCTCAGACAACAGGCCGATGTTTTCCAGATTGAGCTTGCGGGGCAGTTCCCACGAGGTCAGCGCTTGCAGGATGGTGTGAGACTTGAGGGCGTGGCTGTCAATGTCAATGTTCATCTCGCCCTCCTTACTGTTGAACGATTTGGTCATGGCGTTGCGCTCAATCGCAGAGCGGTCTTTGGCTGACATCGTGTGGCCTTTGGCGATCAGTTCGCCGTCCAGATAGATGTCGTAGGTGTAGAGCGAGCTTTCATCAATGAAGCAGCCAGCGAATTTAGATGTGTCTGTCAATGTTCCTCCCTAGTTATGGTTATATTGAAAATACGGTAATCGTCACAGGATAGGCGGGGGTGCTGTAATAGCACAGCCGTTCCGTGACGCTGTTCTCAAATAACGCCCTGCCGGGATCGGCAAAGGTATAAGACGTAAGCTGGCCGTTGGTGGTGATTGCCCACGTGTGTGTGATGTCGCTGTCAACCATTATCAGGTTGATAGCCTCGCTGATTGCGGTATCTCCGTAGAGGATGCTTTGGCGGTCGGTGTCCAGCATTCCAGTGGTGTCGTAGTTCGTGACATAGGACAGTTCCGGGGTGGCTTTCAGCGGGATGGTTTCAAGGCGGGTGTTGCTGTTTTGGAAGCTGGTGGCATCGTCAGCGATCTCATAGCCAAGCGTCAGTTCAAACGATTTCAGATAATCGCCGGAGCCATAATTCAGCGTAGCGGTTACGTCGCCCATATTGAAGCCCTTCACACAGATGTTGCCGGGGTCGTCTGTGGCGCCCTGCGCTATGCTGATAGTGGTCTCTGCGGTGACGCCCATCGACTGAAATGTTGCCTCGTAGCGCACCATGTCACCAGAGCCGCCCATGATTTTTAGACTGGACAACTGGCAGCCAACGGCAATGTCAGCAGCATAATCGTCGGCAGGGGTTCCGGTCAGGGCATCAGACCACAGCCGGATAATGCTGTAGGTCGGGTATGATGTCGGCAGAGCGTCCAGCGTATAGACCCCAGCGTCGTAATCGTAGCCAAGAGCCTCAAGCAGAAATTCATGCTCATGGCTCAGAACCCCGGTCAATGTTACTGTGGCGTTTTGGTAGCCAGGCCGGGTTTCACAGTAGGTGGCGAGGCCTGTCCCGGTTTTGCTGTTGGTCTCGATCTGGGCGATTTCCTCGCTCATCTCCACGATGTCCGGGATCAGATGCCAGTTGGTAGCGGTGCCCCAAGCCACAGCGGGGGTTGTGCCAGCGGTATCCTCTTCTACTACGAGAACCCGATAGTTATTGCCATAGCGATATGCCATAATTTTATCTCCTAACAATCATTTGATTTGATTTCGGCGTAAGCCGCCGGGTCCGGCTCTGGCTCCGGCTTGGGCTTGGCTTTCTTGGGTTGCGGCTCGGCCTCGAGAACATCCTTGTAAAAGTCCACAACTTCCGGCGGATATGATTCATAGCGGTTGGCGTAAAAGATATACTGCCGCCCGTTCACGTTCGCCCATAGTTTCTGACCAAAGCTGGGTTTCAATCTGTATTTCATTATAACCTCACAGCCTCGAATCTTCAACGAGGCACTCAAATTCAATTTTTCTAAATGTGGCGGATTCGCTAAAGCCGGGATAAGCCGAGAGGTCTGATCCCGAAACGAGGCCGCCCATTTCCACGCGCACCGGGTTGCAATTCATTACCACGCCGCCGAGATTGGCGGTGGCAAAGAGCGCATTAAACACGGTCGCCTGTAAATTATTCATATATTGCATCCGATTCCGCAGCACGTCCGAGACAAGCGTAATCGACAATGTAAGCTCGTATTCATAGCGCTGGCCTGATGTCAGGATAAACTCCTGCGCTTCCTCTTTGATAAGCGCCAGCGGGTAGCGGTTGCCGACATTCTGGATCGCCTCCGGCCACCGATAAACAGAGGTTATCCCGGCAGCTTTCAGGTTGGCGGTAATGGCGGCAACGATGGTCTCAACCTTGTTGGTCATTTGACCCGCTCCAGTCTGGTCTTAAGCACGATAGCCAGCGCATCAGTCAGCTTCTTCAATTCCGCATCTGAAAGGCCAAAAAATTCACGCTCCGGCATACCATCAAGTCCCTCATTATGTTTTTGAGCAATTGCCGCCCTATCCCCGACAATGAAAATCTCGCCCGCAAGCGGATTGGCTATGCCCCGTGTCTGCATCGAAGTCCCCATCATGTCGCCGTGAAAGGTCAGGTTGACCGGGCTTTCCCGGCGGCCTTTCTTCACTCGATAAGCGGCATAGCTGGGCGAGTATGGCTTGAAGGCTGTCCCGCTCACGTCTGCGCCTTTCTGTGTCCTTTTCTTGATTATGTCCGCAGCATCACCCGCAAGGCGGTGCATATCCTGCCGGTTAGGCGGCATCTGCTTGGCAAGCTCCGTAAAGTTCGGCTGCTTTACCACGTCAATCTTGATCATCTGGACAGCCGCCCCAAAATCTCAATCTGGTAATCCGTTGTCGTGCCGCTTGGCGTGGACGCTATGTCCATGCGCTTTAGCCCCTTGGCAAGCTCGTCTTGGTAGCGCTGGCTGTAGATTTGATATTTCTGGACAAACAATTCATTGAAGCCGCCGGACAATAGGTCTTGGTAAATCAGCGACAGGGTCAGGTAATCACAAGCGACGAGGAAGGTCTCCGGGTTGGTGAGCAGATCGATCAGCACTTCCCCGGCTTCATAATCGACATAGAGGCCGCGTTCTTTCAGCTTGGTGGATATGTCATTGCCAAGCATTTCTTTGGCGAGGTCAATCTTTTCTTGCCAAGAGTAATCGCCGAAGGTGCTGGTCTCAGTCCACCCACCGCCATAGCGACCGCTGCTGTCGGTTATGGTCAGGGTCTCGGCCCCTGTGCTGTCGTATAGCGTGGCACCGTAGCCTTCATTGACCGGAAAGCTGAACAGCAGATCATCAGAGACATCGTAAAGGTCGATCCCTACGATATACTTGGCTGTTGGCAAAGGAATCTTGTTTGCGGCGACATTGACCGTTGCGGTGCTGCCATCGGAATAGGTCAATATCGCATAGGTGCAATCGGCGAACTCGTCACTTGGCAGCCAGACATTCAATCCGGCGGCGACATAAATAGCCTTGCGCGCCGTGCTTCCGGCTTGGATATTGATTTCCTTTTCGTGCCGGGCAATCGTTTCAGAAGTGCTAAGGGTGGTGGCTGACCAAGACATTCATTCTCCTAAAGTGGGGTGGGGGCGGTTGCCCGCCCCGTTCCCCGATTGGGTTATTCGACTACGAGATAAGCCTCGATAAGGTCTGCGTGTTCGTCGGCAGATGTAGCGACATTGATGTCCATGTAATCATAGGCTTTCGCCAGACGATCAGGGATGTAGAACTCGGTGATGATTTCGCCAGACGCCCAGGTGGAATTATCCGGCAAATCCTTTGTGGTGGCGCTTCCGGTGGTGTTGGCCAGGGTCAGGTCGCCTTCCTTAAGTTCGATGGTGCCCATAGCCCGGACCGTGCAGGCGTTGGCGGCTGTTCCGAACAGCGGGGTAATCCTTAAGGTGGCGGCTGAGGCCAGCTCAACTGTGGTTGAGGACGCACAGATAACGACCTTGAGCCGCCCGGTTCCCACGGATGGGATTTGGACCGTATTGGTCAGGGCGGCGCCGCCGGCGGCGGGGAGCGCGTAGTCCTCGCAGATGATCTGGTCAACGGCGAATCCGTATTTGTTATAGCGTGCCATTCATAGCCTCCTTATGGGGTGTCGAGAGCGGAGGTTTCGGCGCTCGAAATGTTGGTATCCAGGATGATGGGGACACCGCGCCAGGTGGACAGGCGGGTGTTGTAATCCATCGTTTCATTGTATTGGGTCAGCTTCGTGTCCTTCAGGGATTCGATACAGGCCCGGCCCAGCTTGTTAGCATAGATCACGATGCGGCCGCTGTTGGCCTCGACCTCGTCAATCAGAGTGTTCATCTCGGTGACAGTCGGGCAGTTCGAGGCGTTCACGTCCTTGATCACGGCCACCGAAGCGGCAGAGGGGACAACGAGGGTGAAGAACGCATTAAGCCACCAGCTATAAACCGGGGCCTGTGCCATTGTGGAGGTGTTGGTCACGGCCAACTGCGGAGCCTCGTTCATCTCCACTACATTGATCAGGTTGCCATCGCTGTTGCCGTTATAGCGCAAGCTGGCGCCATTGGCTTCATCCCAGCGGACGGCAAAGATCGAGGTGGTGGCGCTGGCATCGGTTCCGGCGGTCTGCACATTGCTGTTTGCATAGGCATACTGGTGCAAGCCCATGAAGCCGTCAGTCCCGCCAAAGGTGGTGTTCGTGCCATAGATGATCTGCTTGGACGCAGCCTGGCCCATGCCCTCAAGGAACGCGCCAAGATTGGCGGCGACCCATCCAGCTTTGCCACCGGGATGAGCGGCGATCTCCTGGGCGTCTTCCTGCATGAGAGAAGATAAATCCCACAGGTCGATAGCAGCACGGTCTTTGCTGATAGCGGACGGAACGATCCCGGCTCCGAGCGCACGGAAAGCGGCGCTGGGGAGGGCGTTCCAGTATTTGTATTTGTGTTTGTTCCCGAAGTTGCTCGGTGCGACAAGTGCGGTCTGCAAAATCCCGCTGGACTTTACGAGGTCAACGATGACGGCGGGATTATCCCGCACGCCCCACTCGACAGCCAGGTTTTGCAGTTGTGGATAAGTTAGAGCCATTATGCTCTCCTTTGATTAGGTTTTTTTGTTTCCATAGAGTTGGGCGGCGATAGCGGCGCCTGAGCTTTGATACTGCGGCTGTGCCTCGCCGGGTTTGCCCGGTGCTGGCGGCTGTGTGTTCGGGGTGCTGGTGTCGGGTATAATGAGCGCACCGCTTGTTTCCAGCAGTTCGAGCTTTTCCAGATTGGCGGCGGCTTCCGCTGCTGTGAGCGGGGCGCTGTCGTCACCAAACTTAAACTTGGGTTTGATCGCTTGGATCTTTTCATAGCGTTTATCGGTCTTGTCGATTTCAAAGACCTTGCTCTTTTCAATCCAAGCGTTGACCACTTTGTCAGATTCCTGCTGCTTGAGGCTGTTTAGTTCCTGCTCTACCTTTTTGAGGCGGGCAATCTCGGCTTTGTCCTTTTCAAGGGTAGTGGCGGCATCCTCAAGGTCGGTGATCTTGGCGGCAAGCTGATCATTCTTTTCTCGCCGTCTTTTGCTTTCGGCTCTGAGGTTGGTGACCTCGTCTGCCTGTTCTTGGCTCGCACCTATCGCTTCAGCGATAAGCGACTGCACAGCGTCATTATTGCCCGCTGAAGCTTCGCTTCTGATCCTGTCCAGGATCTGAGTTAGATTAGCCATTTCTGGCCTCCGTTTTTTGTATTTGGTTGAAACTGGTGGAGGTGCGGGGAATTGAACCCCGGTATCTTGTTATCGCAAATTGCGACCTCAAGTCGAATCACATTCACCCCCGATTTTCTTTATATGTAGATTCTGAAACTAAATCAAAACTATGTCGGCAGTTATACGCCCGCTCGTCTGCCGTCCTGGCCTCTGCCTCTTCCCGCTCCGCATCTGTGAAATAGCCGATCTCCAGCAGCTCGATGCACGCCTCACGGGTCACATCGTCAAGCGGGCCGTTATATGCCCAGAATCGCTCTTCGCTCGGTATGTTCTGGGCCGCAAGGTCATTCGCCATTTGCAAGGTCTGTTTCTTGGCGGTGTTCGCATAAGTCCAGGCGTAGGGCTGTAGCCTCGTCTCAAGCTGGGTGCGTATAATGCCAAGCCCGTCCTCAAGCCTCGCGCCCGCAAGCACGGAGTTCATCACGGTCTGCCTGATCGCCTCCATTGAGTTTGTGCCGATACCGTAAAATTCGCTGTTCTGCATTTGAGCCAGGGCGTTCAGCGTGGTGGCGTCGGTCTTGGTATAGATCAGCTTTAGCGGGCTGTTTTCCCGGACCGCCCTCAGCAGTTCCGCGTCTCCTGCCTGCAAGTTCTGCACGGCATCCAGATACCCGCTTTGAATCAAGGCCTGTTCCATTTGCGGTTGTAGCTGCGCCAAGTATTGCAGATTAAACGGGGTCTTGACTATCCGGCCATTGACAATTTCGAGCTTGGCAAGCAAGGCCGACAGCCGCTTATTCAGGTTGGTCACAGCCCGGCTCAATTCCCGCTCAAATGCCGCAACCTGAGCATCAGACAGTTTCGCCAGTTCCGGTCGCATCATCATCCTCAACGCCCAAAGCAGCGTTTAGGTTGTTTGTGGTGGCTGTGTTGCGTCTGGCGTTGCGCTCCTGTATCTTGGCAAGCCTTTCCTCTGCCATTTCTTCGGTCAGGTCAGGGTTGCGATCCATTAGGATTTGCACCCGGTCAATCGTGCCATTGCTCAGTTGCATAGCGTAAAGCTGCTCTTGTTCAAGCGGATTCGATTCAAACGCTATGTCCGCAAAGTCGATCAGGACTTCCGGGTTGGGCGGGAATCTAAAGTTATTGTTTATGCTGTAGCACTCCATCATCAGGATGATTAGTTCCCGCACCGATTCACGGTAAAACTCACGCTTCAGCACGTTGCGGTTAATGATGTCCTGCTTGCTCAGTTTCAGTTGATAGCCAGATGTGAAGCTGCTTGCATCACGGGAGAACGATTGCGCGGACAGGCCATTCAGCCGGGCAACGTTGGTTATATACTGATTCGTGATTTCCCAATACTCGGTAATCTTGGGGCTTGGCGTGATATACTCCGCCCCGCCCATCATGTCACCGCTTGACGTGTAGGGGATATTGAGCCGGTGGGTAACGCCCCAGGGTATGGTCTGCGATTCGGGCAGTCCTTTGGTGACAAGGGTGCTAAACGCCTGATAGTCCAGCATGATTTGCAGATTGGTAAGCCGGAGGTTGACAACCTCATTGGCGGCCACTATGCTCGACCCGTTGTCCGGCCAGAACTCGTCAAGCTCGGCGCTCGTGGTGAACCAGGCCACCGGGATGCGCTTGTATGGGTTTGGCTCCTGCTTAAGCGTTTCGCCGACCTCTTTTCCGTCGGGGCCGAGCCGCACTTCCCGGTATTCCTCAGCCGTCCAGACAGCCCATCTGCCTGTGTCGTCACCGTTCGGGGTGTTCTCCATTTCGCTCAGGTAATAGCTTACCTTAAGCGCGCGGGCATGGTCTTGCGGGTCTTGTTCCACAATGCAGCGGTCGGGCGTAATGAGATCCAGCACGATATACTTTTGATCCGTGTGCCAACGCGGACAGATGCCGACCTTGTTTAGCAGTTCGGCATAGCGGTCGGCCTGGATCAAGCGAGTAGGCAAATGCGATTGATCGATCAGCTCGGCCAGCATGTCCATCTGCGCATCTGCGGCCTCGATGCCTATATCTGCGGGCGTCTGGAACACCAGCGCCATGTCATCTATTAGGGCAGAGGTGAGGGCGTAGGTCGTGGCGTATTTGGACATCATATCCCACTCTTTGGGATAGAGTTTGTGCAATATGTCGCTCAGGTGTTCGGTCTGGTTATTGCGGTAATAGTCAATATACCGGCTCGCTGTCTTGCGCCGCTCGACATCCTCGCCCCACTTTGCCGCTGCCCGCTGTTTGCTAAAATCAATCATTGTTCTGCCCCTGCCGATACCGGGTCATTTAGTTTGCGTGTAATGTGATATATACGTCGCCTGTTCCCAATGCGGCGATTTTGCACGCTTTCGGAATGATGAGATAGTCCACCATCGAGGCGGGCAGATACATGTCCGCATCAGTAGCGGTGGGGTCGGCGGCAATCGCTATGTGCATGGCGGCAGAAGCCACGATCCGCACAAGCTGGTAATCTGTGGCGTTGATCACGGCGTCAGTTGCGGCACTGGCACCGCTTGGACTGATTTTCACCGTGGCACCGGGGCAGAACACGGGGATGCTGACCCCATTAGCGTCTTTCAATAAAACTTCGTCAATCATTTATATCTCCTAAACATTGTTATCTAATACCCCACTTGCCGGGCTTGTTCTCCAGCGCCACACAGCCATAGCCTAAAGCGTCTGATATGTGGGTAAGTGGATCGTCTTTCTTTTGCAATATCTGGCCATAAGAGTCCGTGACCACTTTTTCCAAATCATTTATCAGGTGTTTGCACTTCGGGTCTATTATGATCCTGTGCTTGTCCAATAGGTTGTTTACGATGTTAAGTCTCGCCCTTTGGGTGATGTTTCTCGTCCCCAATACCTGAAGCCCGGCCTGTTCTATGATCTGAATATCTGTGTAGTCGGCGCTGGTCTTGCGCTGGCCTCCCGTCATATCAGGGCAGGCATACTTGGCATAATTGGCCCAGTCCTGTGTTACCAACCCCATCAGCGCCCTCGTGTTGCTGTTGGGGATATAGTATTCAGACACTACTCGATAAACGCCGCCTTCTTGCTGGAAGATTACCGCCGTTAGCGGATTAACGTTGAAGTCGATACCGAGATAAAGCGGCAAAATTGGGTTGACCGGGCAGGGCTTGACATGATCCTCGCGCCGGAACATATAATAAGCCATCGTGCTGTTAAGATTGACAAACTCGCCCTCAAGATACTGAGCTGCAAGCAGGGCATCGTATTGCTCCACGAGGTTGTCAATGTAGTCTTGCGGCAAGAATATATTGTCTCTGGTCCTGGCCTTGATCAGCTTGAAATTGGGGTTGTCTGCGTTCTTTTCTTGCCAAAGCTCATAGGTATAGCGAAAGCCCTCCGGCGTGGTGACGGCGGCGACCGTGCCGTGTTCGTATTTGCGGGTTCTGGCTATGCACTCGTTCCAGACATCTTTCTGGTTCTGAATCCCGGTTATCTTGTCGAACTCGTCAATGATGGCATCTGATACAGTCTTACCTGTCAGGCTGGACGGCTTATCCGCAGAGCGCAGCATCGCCACAAAGTCTATGCCATTCAGCCGGATAACAAAGTCGTGGTTGCTCTTGTGGTAACGGTGTTTGATATGGTGATCGTTAAAAAACTCCTGCATCTCCGGGACCAGCACATCCCGCACCATCTGATAAGTCGGTTCCACGATCATAAGCCGGGCCTTGCGCTTCTGCTGCCTTGCCCGCCAGTCGATCAGCCGCACCCACCTAAGCGGGATTGATCGGGTCTTGCCGCAGCCGAAGCCGCCCACAATAGCGGGATGCTTCACGAGGTCAGGCGGCGTGAAAGCAAACTCGTATTGGTGGCAGAGGGTGTTAGTCGGTTTTATCTGCATCAGGCCAGTTATTGATCAAGGTAAATTCTTCGTCTTCGTCTTCGGTGGGCGGGTTATCACGCAAGCCCGTGCAGTTCTTCATGGCAAAAATTATCCCGGCGGTGCTGTTGTCTTTGCTCATAAGCCATTTACCGAGGCGGTCGGTCTGTAAATCGTGCAGCAGCGCCCAGGCTGCGGCGAAGTATTCTGAACGCTCCGGCCAACGGCTGTAGCTGCGTCTTGGTATCTTTTGCTCGGCGAAATAGGTTGACAGGTATGGCTCCGTATAGTTTGATGTATAGTATTTTATCGCCGCATCTGCGTGGGCGTTGATCTGGTCAATAGTCCAATGCTCATTGATAAGATGCGGATGTGCAACGATATAGGCATCCGCCTTGTCGGCCTGGGACTTTTTAGGGGTGCCAGATTCAGCCATCTTTCCTTTGCCCATTCTGGTCTTTCCCCTTGCTTGTGTAGTTCTGACAGATAAACTCCGCTCGCGCCGACACCGCAATGCCTTTCACCCATTGACAGGTCAGGTTCGCCTCGCAGGTATGGCAGCCCAGGTTTTCTCGTTTCTGGAGTGACGTGGCGTGATACATAGTTATCCTAAAAAAGCGGAGTTTTGACCAGGCTGGCACTCCGCAAGCCTATTCTGATCTCTTACCTCAGGTAAGCGACAAAAGCCGGAGCCGCCGCAGCGACACCCTAATCCAATCTGCTCTTGGCAGAAGGCAAAATCAGTCATTCAGTTCCTTTCGCAACATAGCCAGCGCCACCCGGATGCGGTTCGATATGGTCTGCTGGCTACAGCCGGAGCTTTCTGCTATTTCGGTTTGTGTGT